GTCAACGGCATGGGTGCACTCCGATACTCCAACTAAATTCTCGGTGTAATGTAATGATCAAGACTCTGTTTCTTCTTGGCGTCGTCTTCGTCCTCACGTATGACCCACAAGCGGGTGGCCTCGATAACGTCGTGCGTCACCACCAACAGTCACCGACATCGGCGGTCGCTGCGTCGCAACATGGACAGGCTAACGCTCCGGCCCCACCGCCTCTTAACAAGCATCAACACTACGAGGCCCTACAGCTCGGACAGGAAGGGTACCAGTACCGAACAAACATGCCGGGTGCGGCATTATATTAGAGAATAGATCTCACGTACCACTAGAACATACCATGGTGCCAATTCAACGCGAAACGCTCCTCACGGGGGCGGTCTTTGTGTGCATTGTTGCCACAATCTTCCTATTCAGAGAGCTCAACATCGTCAGGGATCAGCTCAACGAAATCGGCACGGTCAGTTCCAGGCTCGTGCACCACGCGAATTCCGTTTCCCAGGCCATCGCGGCCGCGACGGGACCGAACGGCGATGACGACGAAGAAGAAGAAGAGGAAACAGAAGTCAAGGTCATCAATGTCAACGCCGCCGAGGAAAAAGCTTCCGAATAAAAAGAGGACATATCTTAGATTGCATCCAACGCCGATGCATCATGTCCGAGCAGACGACGAAAAAACATAAAGCCATCGCAGTTCCGGTCGTTTTCGACGAGAACGGAGAACCGATGTTTCTCGTCGTACGCGATCGAAGGTTTAAGGATTGGATATTCGTCACGGGAGGGTGTCGACGAAGAGAGATAGTGAATCCGATACGCACGGCCCTCCGCGAACTCGAGGAAGAGACGCGAGGGGTCGTCGTTTTGAAGAGGGGCGAATACAGTCACTACCAATTTACGGTCCCGGAAGAGCCGGGTAGTGACGTCGAACTCGTGTACAATGTCTTTGTGTTCTTTGTCGATTTCGACGCGAACACGCGAGCGGAAATGATTCAACGGTTCTACGAAGAAAAGCAAAAGTACCTCGTCGCGAAACTCAATAAACGACCGATCAAACGAACGTTTGATGAAAACGATCACATGGCATTCGAGGGACTCTCAGTATTCAGAGAGCGCAAACAGTGGGATCTCATTGAGCGAAACGTCCTCAAAAGCAGACATTTCGCCGAGTGCCTGGAAACACGCGAAAGAAAAACGTTCGCATTCAAGTAGATATGAAATCAAAGAAGTACATTTTAATGCAAATAAGAGATCTTATGGTTAAAAAATTCGATAACTCAGAAGAAGACGCGGACGCGTACATCGACCAGGTTCAGAACAGGACAGTCTACGAACTTCTCGTCTTGAAGAAGGAATTGACACAGAAAGAAGTCGAGTTGCCAGACGTATCCACGCGCCAGTGGTTTAGAGGATACTTCAGTTGGGAACAATAGCATGTTCAGGAAGTGGTGTCGCGAACGAAAACTAAACAATGGGTCGAACCTATCGCACGTGCTCATGGACGGCGGTGTCCTGAGTGTCCCGTTCGATACGTTGGACGAATTCTACGATCGGTACGTTGAGTCCGTCAAGAGTGGCGAAAAAGTGTTCGTGGTCGAACAGAAAACCGAGCTCTACAATTTCTTCATCGACATCGATTACAAGGACGATCGCGCGTTGACCGTGGAAGAAGTGGAAGACGTGTGCAGAATCATATGCGACAAGGTCAAGAATCTAGGTGGTAAAGACGCGCTCGTCTCCGTCGCACCACCGAAAGAAGCCGGTTCAAAAATCAAGACAGGGGTTCACATCAATTGGCCAGGTTTCGTCGTCAATCAAAAATCTGCGATCGCCGTGCGCGAACACGTGCTCATAGCGCTCGTGACGACAAAAGGCGGCGTCGACTGGGACAAAGTGATCGACCAATCCGTCTACGGCGAAATCAAGAAAGATGGTCGAAAACGGTCTAGGGGTTCGGGATTTCGCATGCCGTGGAGTCATAAGATTGGTAAACACGACGCGTGTGAAGGCAAGGGGTGCGACGAGTGCTCGAAAGGCCGAACGACGCAGGTCGCGTACCTACCGCTCTTCAGGTACAGACAGGGGCCCGTGTTCTCCATGCTCGAACGCGTCGACCCGCAACCGAACGTCGACGTTCTGAAAATGGCAACCGTGCGCACGGACGCGACGACGGCGGTCGTCGTCGATTCACCGAATAGGGCCGCACGGGAAGGCACCTTCGAGGAAATGGAAGAAGTGCTCGCGGGTGAAGAAATCACGGATCTCGAGATACACGACGCGCTCGAGCGCAAAATCCAAACCATACCGGGACAGGAGAACGCCACCGTCAAAAAGGTCATCAAAATAGAGGACACGTACCTCATCGCGAGTGACTCCAAGTACTGCTTCAATATCGGGCGCGACCACGGGTCAAATCACGTCTACTTCGTCGCGTCGAATGGAGGCCTGCGGCAGAAGTGCCATTGTAAATGCGAAACCATGGTGGGTCGCCGCGTGGGCTTTTGCAAAGAGTTTTCAACCGAACCGACAGTCATCGCGTGGTCCGACAGCCTCTATGCAAAACTATGGCCCGACGGTTTGAAGCCACAGGAAAGACTCGAGAAGAAGAAACAGGAAGTCGCCGTCGACCGAGAGACCAAGAAAAACGTGGAAGGTATCATAAACCAGTTCGCCGGACACCAAAACACGAAAGTCACGCGCATGCAGAAAAAGGGCAAGGTGTGGCTCGTTTTCACAAACACCCAGTACTGCGCCATTCGCGGCACGAATCACGAGGCAATGATGCAATTCGCCATCGAACGCGGATCAGGGGGAAGCGCGTACGTGCGACAGGACTGTGAGTGCGTCCGAGACAAGAAAATGCGAAGTCGCGCGACGAAAATAAGACTGGACCATGGAAATGGAAACGAGGCGTACGCGCGGCTGTTTAGATCTTCCGAAAAAAATAGAATCATGTAATTAGTATAGAAGAGATGTCTCTGGCACTCACGGGCGCGGCGCTCTTTGCGATATACAAAGTATCATCCCTAAAAAGCGTAAATACGATGCCAATGATCTTCGACCCTGAACTCTACGCACTCAAGCGTCGCGCGCACGCGTTCTCGGGTATCGATCCACCAGCGTACGAATCGTTTCGGTCGAGTCTAGACGCGTGTGAAGCGCGCATCAACGATCCAGAACAGTCCGCGAGAACACTGTACGAAGCGCTCGAGCACCTCGACGGTATCGCCATGCTCAGCGACCAATACGAGGGCGATTTGCGTGAAACGATTGAAAATCTGTCCATGGAAATCGCGCTTTTCATGGAGACAAAAATACTCAATCGAGCAAAAAGAAATGGTATGCGATTTCACTCGCGATACTTAGAGAATAAGGGAATATCTTAATCAGGAAGCAAAAATGTCCACCACGAAGAGATCGAGATCAGGAAGACTCATTCGACGACCGAGTGAGGTGTACGTACCCGAAATCGAACGGTTCGAGGACGATTTCGCGGAACACGAATACGACGATGGGATCGACGGGTCGGATATCGACACAGAAGACGAAGGTGATTCGGACGACGAAAGTGATTGCGACGAAGACGATGAAGACGCAGGGTCTCTGTGCGATTTCATCGTAGACTCGGATGAAGATTTCGAGGGCGAAGACGAAGACGAAGGTGAATCATCAGAGGAAGAAGAGGATTTCTCGTGCGACGACGAGAGCGACAGCGACTGAGTAAATGTGCGCATTAGAAAAATACCTTGTAAAACCAAGAGAGATGGAAACAGATATCGGTCAACCCATTGATTACGACCCGAGCAATAACGTCTCGCCACCACCCGTGCGTGACGATCGCGATTCGTCGTCGACGCCCATCGATGCGACGGATCCACGCCAAGGACCGCCCACGACACCCGAAGAGTTCATGTACCATCAAGCACTCCAAGAGCAGCAGCAGTACATGTATGGACAACACGGCGGACTCGATCACGTACAGGCACCGCCACAGCCACAAAAAGAATTACTCGCGTCCGTAGATAAGATCACGATCATCGTTCTATTTGCAGCTTTTATCGTCGGTTTCTTTCTCGGGTCGAGTCGTCAACCCGTCATCTTAAAATATGACTAGCGTGTAACGATACATCCATCATCTTGTCGCATCCACGACAACTCGATGTTTTACTTAGTAATCCCGTAGTACGCGGTCCAATCGCCCGTCGGTCCCTTACGCTTCTCCGTGAAGTAGGCACGACTGACGATTCGCGGATCTTTGGTATTTATCTCGAACGCGCGAGTCGCGCTTATGAGCTCAACGGTGGACGCGTCGTCGTTCAATATGGCGTCTGTGGTCTTCTTCTCACGCGAGAACCACGAAGCGTCGGGGCGAACGACGTATACGACGAGGAGCACGAATGATAAAAC